GTCCACCCCGCGAAGGCAGTCACGGTCAACGACGGCCTCGGAGGTTCGCAGGTCATTGCCGCCGGCGCGGGGTGGACGCACGTGACGCTTCAGACCGCGTCGCCGGGCGCGACCCTCCACCAGCCGCACTTCGACGCGCCGACATCCGGCGACTCGCTCGACTTCCAGGTGTGGCACCCGTGGATCGCCTGGAGCAACGCGTTCGCCTACTACCCGATGAGCAACTGGGGCTACATCCCGACCGTCGCCGCCGCGATCCCCGCCGACACGACGCTCGGCAAGGAGAACCTCGTCTTCTACTCCGGCCACGCACCGGGCGCGGCCGCCGCGATCCTGATCTCCTTCACCGGGAAACGTCTCCTGCTCGGCTCGCTGCTCGCGACGCCGTCATGGAACCTCATCGACTACATGCAGTCCACCTGCGCCGTGAAGCTCTCCGGCGAAGAGGTCTAGGCAGATGTGGGTCGACATCGGCGGGGGGATTCACTACGACCCGGGAGAAGCCGCCCCCGAGACGCCGATCGGCCATACCCCGCGCAGAGTCCTGACAGCCGTGGTTCCCCCTCCGCCGGAAGTGCAGAAGACCCCGGACACAACGCCGTCCTACCAAGACCCCGGCTCATACATCACCCGGCAAAGCGCGGTGGACGTCACCGACACCGCCGAGGACAAGACCTGCTACGTGGTCTACGGCTTCACCCGGCTGCGGCCGTGGGTGGTGATGGTCGAGTCCGCGCCGCCGGTGTTCCGCTTCGTCTTCCTTGTGAGCGAAGGGCCGATCGACAGCTACACCCACATCTACTACGAGAACCAGGAGATCTACCCCACCGCGACCGTGAGCGGCGTGACCGTCGTGGAGACGCGCACGGGCACGAACGCGCAGGCCAAGATCACGGAATGCGCGGCGGCCGACTGGATCTCCAACCACCCCGGCAAGGCGCTCATCTGCGTCGAGGTGAACACCGCCGTGGCGCCGATGTCCGGCGGGCAGCCCGACATCATGGTGGAGTGCAAGGGCCTGCTCGCGTCGCTAGGACCGGCGACGACGAACCTGCTGACGGCAAACCAAAGCGACTTCCAGGCAGACACGACCGGAGTTGATTCGGGCGTGCAGCTCACGGTGGCTACGGCGCTGACTCGGATCACGACGGACTCGTTCCACGGCCGCGCGTGCCTGTCCGCAGCGGTGACGGCCGTCAACGGCGGCGCGGAGCTCGCGGCCGGGACGTGTCCCGCCGCGACGTCAGGGGTCACTTACTCCTGTCAGGCGACCTTCAAAGCGCCTGCGGGATCGTTGCTGGAGGTCGCGGCCTACATCAATGGGTCTGCGCAGACCGCTTCAACTCCAGTCACAGCGACGGGCGGGTGGCAGTTGGCATCCGTCAGCGTGGCGGCGACCGCTGGTGCGACGTCGATCGACATGGGCGTGCGCTGCGCGAGCTACGTTGCGCCGTTCACCATCCTGACCCAGTGCTGGCAGATCGAAGCGAACGCCACCGCTACCCGCTGGACGCTCGGCGGCACCTCGCGCACGGTCGCCTACACGCAGAACCCCGTCGTGATCGCCTACGACATGCTCACCAACGTCGAGTACGGGGCGAGCGTGCCGGATGCGTTCATCTCCGTGCCGGACTGGTATGACGCCGCGGCCCGTTGCGACGAACTCGTCAACGCCCTGCCGCGCTGGCAGGCCAACTTCATCTTGCAGCAGCGCACGCCGCCAGTGAGCGTCATCAAGGACTTCCTGGCGCACACGTGCGGGGCGCGGATGTACGCCGCCGACGGCCAGTGGCACATCACCTTCGACGACCAGCACGTGATCGGCAACCGCGCCACGCCGGACACCGAGGGCGATTGGAACTTCAACCGGGCTCAGTCCTTTCTCGCTCCGGGACCACGAATCAGGGTTGCGCTCCTATTGCACTGTGTTACCGCACCGACCGCGGTCACGGTGCGCCTGCGCTCGACATTGGCCGGGTCCGATCTTGCCACCTCCACCAAGACCGTGCAGGTCGGGACCAACCAGGAAACGCTGTTCGATGAGTTCGCGGGGCTCACGCCCGGTGCGACCTACTACCTTGTCATCAACGCGACCGCAAACATCTCGTGGTACGTGAACCTGACCGACCAATACGCCTACGGAAGCTCCTGGTACTACAGCGGCAGTTGGCTCCAGCAGCCCACGTACGACTTCTGGTTCCAGGTCCACTACTGCGACGCAGAGATCGTGCGCTGGAAGGATCGCGCCGCCGGCCAGATCCCCGCCATCGGCTCGCCCGGAAAGAGTTCGCTCCGGTGGTCGCGCTCGCACCTCGACGCACCGAACGTCGTCACCGCCAACTACCTCGACGTCACCTCCTGGGCCGAGACGCCGATCTCCTACGAACTGCCGGGCATCCAGGGCGGCTCGCAGGCCCGGCGCGCGCTGACAATGGGCACGCTCCCCGTCGCCAATAGCGACCAGCTCTACCGCCTGGTGAAGCAGTGGGCGATGGTGGCGCAGAAGACGCTCACCGGCAACATTGACGTGATGCTGCACGGCGCCTGCCTCGCACCCGGCGACGTGGTGAGCCTCTTTCCGACGCCCGGAGTCGCCGCCTCGTCGTGGTTCCGCGTGCGCTCGATCTCGACGTCGGATGCCGGCTACACGCTCGAACTCTACCCGTACGTCTACTCCGACTTCAGCCGAGACGAGACCTACACGGCGGTGGCCTTCACGATCCCCTCCGCGGTGAGCGCCGAGCAGTACCAGATAATCGAAGACGACTTCCGCAATGGGCTGCTGACTGACGGATACATCGGCGAGCAGGGTTGGGGAGGCGGCGGTTACATCTCGGGCCAGGCGTACACCTCTGAGGCCAACCACTCCGGAATCTTCACCTTCGCCGGTCAGTACGTGTACCCATATAACGCGGCACGCATTGGGACACAGTCGGCTGTGTCAACTCCGCCATTGATCGCCTCCGGCGGCCTGAACTACTACCGTTGGATTGTGCGGTGCAAGTCGGGTAACTACGGCTTTACGATCGGTTGCACCAGCAACAACCTTCTGAAGTTCGATCGGGCTGCGGACCTCCTCTACAAATTTTCCGGAGGCGGTTGGGTGTCGCTCGGGTTCGGCGCGGCGGACGCCTTCGTCACCCTCGAGATATGGGGTAACGGTGCGGGCGGCGTGACGTGCAAGGTCTCGGTGGCTGGTGGGAGTACCGCGCAATGGACATTGACGGGGGGTGCCACGTCGCCAACTGAGAACTGGTCGTTCGCTGGTCTCGATGGGCGCGGCGCCATCGCCATTGATGACGTCAAGTACGCCACGAGCACGACGAGGTGACGATGAATATCAAGATCGGCAACAGAGACGACTCCCGAGGGGTCTTCCTCGTGCTCAAGCGCGGTCAACTGATCCTCTCGGTCGTGGGTTTGCTCACCTCCTGTTTCGCCGCGGCGTGGGGCGGGGTGCAGTTCTCAGCCAAAGCGATCGTGCCGAAGATCGTGCGCGCGGAAATGGCTCCGGAGATCCGCCAGCTCTCCGCTCAGGAATCAGCTATCGCTCAACTCGCTGTCGACATGGACCGGAAGATACGCGAGGGCGACAGAACAACGGTCGAGAACGTCCAGACTAGCGTCGCGATGCTTCAAACGAACATGGCGGTCCTTTCGGTGCAGATCACCGAGGCGATCCGCGTCGAGCATGAACTCCTACTGCGCTTGGACGGGAAGAGGTGATGGGCGACCTCTCTCCACACTTCGACGCGTCCGAGTTCGCGTGCGGCTGCGGGTGCGGTTTCGGCACGCGCCCCGGCGACGTGCAGCCCGGCTTGCTGGAGCACCTCGAGGCGATGCGCACGCTACTCGGCCGCGGCCTCGTGATCGGTCACGACGGCGGGTGCCGCTGCGAGACTCAGAACAAGATCGCCGGTGGCGTGCCGAACTCTGCCCACACGCACGGCGGAGCCGCGGACGTGGAGAGCATCGGCGGCCTGGCGCGGTACGAGCTGATCGTCGCGGCCGTCGTTGCGGCGATCGAGAAGACCCACAACATCCCCGGGCTGGACTTCGCGGCCGTCTGCCAGGAGGTCCGCAACACGCTCCGCGGCCTGGGCATCGGCCGCAACTTCGTGCACGTCGAGACGGACGAACGCTCCACCGCCCCGCGCCCGGCTGTCTGGGGCTACGAGGTGAAGGAATGAGCGGGTTCTCCACGCAGTCTGCGAGTGCCGGCGCCCTCTTGGTCCGCACGGCAGACGGCCGCAACTTCACGCTCTGCGAGGAGCTCTACTTCACCAGGCCGAAGGAGATCGGCGGCGAGACCATCACCGTGCCGGTCGGGGCGAAGACGGACGGCGCAAGCATCCCGCGCGAGGCGTGGTCAATCCTGCCGCCATTCGGGGTCTACTGGCTAGCAGCGGTCCTCCACGACTACCTCTACCGGTGCACGACGCGGTCGCGGTTCGAGTGCGATCTCGTCCTCTGGGAGGCCATGCTGGCGCTTGGCGTGCCGGAGTTCACCGCCAGGACGATCTACAACGCCGTGGCCGAGTTCGGGCAGTGCGCCTTCGATGCCGACAGGGCGGGGCGGGCGACGTGAACGCGATCCCGGCCGGGCGCCCTGAGCAACGCATCACGGTGATCTGCCCAGGCACGTACAAGCGCGGCGTCCGGTTCATGGGGCGGCTGTTGGCGCCGGGGGAGCAGTGCACCGCTGAGGCGTCGCTCGGCCTGGCGGCGCTCGCCCAGGGTCTTCACGTGTTCAGCGCCTACGGCGAGCGCGTGGGCGACTCGGCAAGGATCTGGAGGAGCAACCATGGCCGCTAGGAGAATGGCGATCCTACTCGCGCTGCTGGCGCTTCCCGCCTCGGCGCAGTTCTGCAAGACGCCGACTCAGTGTTACGCCTGGACGCCGGGCACCATCGCGGGCCCCTGCAACGCGCCGAACGTGGTGGTCGCATCCTGCGACGGCGTCACGCCCACGGCTACTCCGATTCCGACGTCACCGCCGACCGGCGCCGGGCTCTGTACGGACTTCGACGGTTCCAACTGCCACGCCTTCGGCCCGGTCTTTGGAGGAACGACCTGTGCGCCTCCTAGCGTCATTGTACTGGCGTGTCCGACGCCTACTCCGGTGCCTACTCCGACGCCCATACCGACCGAGCCGCAACCGAGTTACACCATCATCGACTTCCTGAGCCCGGCGGACCTGCCAGCGCCACCGGGGTCGTTAGGCGGCACAGTCGAGACCTACATCCAGGCGTGCACGATGGTTGCCGGAGTGATGTGGTGCAACGTCGGCAACTGCTGCCCGCCGATCGGAGACCAGACGGGGGGCGAGTGCGCTATCAGCATCGGCTTCAACCTCCCGATTCCGCAGGTCAGGTACTGGTGGTGCACGTACCTGAACTCGGAGCAGTTGTGGGAGACCGGCTGCATCCAAGCCGCGAACAGCGATCGAGACCATTGGGTCGTGACGGGACAGTGGACGAGCCGGCCGGCAGTGGAAGTCTTGAAGGATGGCTGGAAGGATTCGCAGGTGTGGAGCTTCGGCGTCCCGGCTCTGAACACGCCGAGCTGGTTCTTCCCGCAAGACGTGGTGGTGACTGCGGGCGAAGTCAACACGGACATGTGGCCGCAGGGCATCCTTGACCTTGGCGGCGAGAGATGGCTCTACGTCCAGTACATGGGGACGGAGGGCCAGTTCGGGATCGCACGGCTGCTCTGGAACCGTGTAGGGCCGTCGGCGTCGGCGGCCTCGTGGGTGTCAGGGAGCAAGCTCTGCGACGATCCTTCGCTGCCGATGTTTTCCGGCATCGCGATCGACAAGGACGGCTCGCTGATCGCGACGAGCGGATGGTGGCCGTCTCAGCAGAACAAGACAGTGTGGGTGTACAGGTCGAGGGACGAGGGTCTCACCTGGGCGCGTACGGGGATCAAGTTCGATGCTCCGGAAGGACGCACGTTGTTCGGTTGCGGCTGGGACCACAGTAGCGGTGGCGCAGCGGCGCAGCCGTGGAGACTGACCTGCACCGAGGGCGATGGCGGTGGTCCTACCGATGGCAACTGGCACGAAGCGATCGTACTCGTCAATGGCGCCACGGTGCCGCCGAACCTGAAGACGAAGCCGGTGCCGTACACCCCGGCTCCGACTCCGCATGGACCTTGACGCGATGGACAACGAGGGCGCTGCTGGGGGAGTAGGACGGATGCGGGGAGTAGGATCGGCCACTATCTGCCGTCCCGAACGTGCACCGCTTCCCACCGAAGAGCCCACTGCCAGCGAACACTAAGGCGAAGGACAGCCTGGCCAGCGCCCATGAATCCGCAGTGAACGGCTGCAAGAACCGCAAGGAGGGACTATGAGACGAGTAGCAACCGCAACAGCAATGCTCCTGGCCATCGCGATGGTGCTCTGCCTGAGCGCCTGCGCGACAGTCGGCCAGGGGGAAGACCCGGTCGTCGTGCACACGCAGCAGACGCTCGCCGTCGGCCAGGCGGTGTACGACAGCGCAATGGCATGGTGCACGGCCAATGCGGCGAACTTGTCGCCGGCCGGCCTGGTGCTGGTCAACAAGCTCCGCGTTGACTTCCCGCCGGCGTACCGCGCGCTCGACACTGCGCTCGACCTGTACAAGGCGGGGAAGACGGGGGACTACGTCGTCGCGTTGACGAAGTTCCAGGACCTTGTCGGTCAACTCACCGCGCTTGTCACGTCGGCCGGCGGTCCCGACATCAAGGCCGCGGCCGTGACGAAGGCAGGAGGTACATCATGAGCCCGCTTCTCATCGCCATCCTGGCACAGGTGCTCGACGTTGCAATCGGTGCCGTCACCAAGCACCCGGAGTGGGAGCCTCACCTGGGGCCCCTGATCGCGAGCACCAACGTCGCGCTCTCACAGGCGGTTGGCGAGACGGCCGACCAAACCGCCGCTCGGCGCGCGGCCGCTGAGGCGATCTTCGCCAAGTACGCGGAGCCGATCGTCGCCCCGGCGCCGGTGGCGCCATGAGTTCTCCGGCCCCGACTCCGGTCAACCCGACGCCCGTGCCCTCGCCGCCCGCCAGCTCGTCCGGCTGGACGTGGCCGATCTGGTGGAGCAAGAACAAGGCGCGCATGAAGTCGATCGTCATGCTCGGCTCCGGGGCGATCACGGCGACGCTCGCCGCCATTCACATCACCATAACGGGGCCGTGGGTGATCCTGTTGCAGGGCCTCGTCGGCGTCGGTAGCCTCGGCGTTGCGCTACTCGCCGGTCTCGCCTGCGACTGGGTCGACTACCGGTACACCGACAACCCGTCCTGACGGTCACACCCGGGTCGGCATTCCTGGCCGCCGCCACCGGCCAGTTTCCTCCCCCCGGCAGGAGCGGCGCGCGGGCCGAGCGCGCCGGATGTTCGCCTGGTTTGACCCTTTTGTTGACCCTTGCGTCGCAGCACTCTCGCCGCGTCTGGCCTAAGTGCTTGATTCTATTGGCGGGGCCGACGAGACTCGAACTCGCGACCTCCGGCGTGACAGGCCAAAACCGGGGGCATGCGTAAGTCGGTGCTCTGCAAGTAAGTTGTACAGCGGGCGCCGGTTAGTTTGTCGGCGTGATCTCAGGCCGTCGCACTATTTGTGCCCGCGCGCGACCGTCCGTTGACCCTGAATTTGACCCCATGCGCGAGCCTAGCCGGACCACCCTACTCGCTCCCTCGCAACCGTCTCTTCCGCTGAGGAGGTGCCTGTGGTATCGAGGTAGGCATGTGCGTGGCATCGGTCCTCGCCGCAGTGCACGTCGTATGTGAGGTCGCCAGTCAGCACCCCTGGTCTTACTTGTCTGGTTCGGAACCTACCGGTGACGAGAAGTTTGGAAGATCCGCAGCAGCCGCACCGTGTAGGACGCACGACCAACCGAGGGTCGAAGCAGTTCTCTAATGGACAAGTGAAAATGTCCCGGATCGGAAGACCAAGATCCCTGAGCGAATGCTCTTCAATGGTCTCGCGCGGGCCAATTTCAGTTTGTGCTTTCATGCTCGCCTCCAGGTACAAATATACCAGGCACGTGCGGTTCGAGGATCGGGCTCGCGTCAGCCATCGCGAGCGCGCGGTGAAGCGCGTCGTCGTGCAGGTGCGCATAGTGGCGGTCGATCACCGCGACGCTGTTGCCGGCGAGTTGCGCCACGACTTGCGGCGGGACGCCGGCGAGCAGTAGGTGTGAGATCCCGGAGTGGCGCAGGGAGTAGAGGCGCTGCGCCGGCGGGATCTGCTCGCTTGGCCCGAGTCTCGCGTTGGCGAGTCGGATCAGGCTGCGCCAAGGACGCGCCACGTCAGTGTACGGCTTCCCGGTGCGCGGGCTGGGCCACAGGTAGCCGCTGGCAGGGACGAGCGTCGCCAGGTAGGCAGCGAGCTGCGCGCGGATCGGCACCACGATGCGCCGGCCCGTCTTGGTCCGCGGGAAGGTGATCTCGCCCCGCTCGAGGTCAACATCTTCCCACCGAAGCGCCAGGACGTTCCCGGTGCGCGCCAGGGTGTAGTAGCAGGTCAGCACGATTCCGCGAAGTGGCACGGTGGCGCCGGCAGCCTCGTACTCCTCGATCGCCCCGATCAGGCCATGCACCTGTCGCAGCGAGAGCGCCTCCGGCATGCCCCGCAGTTCCGGCAACTTTCCCAGGTGGCGGATCGGGTTCACCGGGATAGCGCCGGACCTCACAGCGAGATTGAGCGCCGCCTGGAGCAGCGTCGCGTAGGCGTTGAGGCTGCGCGGTGACAGGTGGCGCCCGCTGCGCAGCGCAGTCCGCCACGATGCGATCCGAGCCGGGGTGAGATCCGAGTAGGGTGTCTCGCGGCCGAGCGTTGCCTGGATCCACTTCGCGCGGCTACACTCGCGATCCCACCGCGTACCGCGCTCCTGGCAGTCGGCCGCATAGGCGTCGAGCAGTTCGCCAAGCGTCGGTGGGCGCCGGCGCTCCTCGTCTTCGCAGCGCAGCTCGAGCTCGTGCGCGTGGATCCACTCGGCTCGCCACGTCTGCGCCCACAGCAGCGAGCGGCGGTAGTCGAGAGGCGCCGGCGAGATATGGCAGGGCCAGTGCACCTGACCGATGCTGTCGACGTGGCGAAAGCGCCCGTGCCACTTGCCGCGGCGTTTGACGAGGTAGGTTGGGGCTGATCTGCGCCTTGCCATGCGGGGATCATGGGGCGGTTCCCGGGGTCAAACAAGTGCCGTCACTGCTGCACTGGCCGCGCCTGCCAGAGGCTGTCGCCGCCCTCTACGGCGCCCGGCTTGGCGCGCAGCTCGCGGGTCAACTCCCAGGTGAGGCCGCCGTAGGCGAACCGCGTGCCGATCTCGGCTGGCTTCTCGAGGTTCAGTTGCAGGCTCACCGGCATCTCCGGGCCACCGCCCTCGAGGAACACGAGTTCCTGGAATGGGCCCTCGCCGCAGACGTCAACGAGGGTGACGGCGAAGAAGGCCGGCATTTCACTCCTGGATGACCGTCACCAGCCCGTGGTCGAAATAGAGTGCAGGCTTACAAAACTCCCCATAGCACCACTGGTAGTGGATCCCGAACGCGGTTGTGGTCTGGTTTATGGCATGCGGCATGCCCCATGAAAGCTCGCATTGCGTAGCGTCCATGCCGACGAGCACCCGATGCGCCGCGACCGCATCCCAGACCCCTTGCTCCCACCGAGGGTACTTCTTGTGCAACCTCGTGAAGAGTCTGCCTCCGCGCGTCTTGAGCCAGGCAGTGTCTTGTCGCGGGTCCGGCGTAGGCGCTGCCGTGGGCCTGAACTGGTCTTGTTTCACCTCTCCGGGGCGTTCGATGACCGCAACGTAGACAAGAAGGGCACAGGCCACGAGCCCGAAAATGGCAACGACCAGGCAGCCATTCCTCACGACTTTCCCCCTCCCAGGAGCTTCGTGATCCGGTGCAGTTCCAATCTAAGGCGCCTGAGTTCGGCTGTCACTTGCTGCAACTCGGTTGGGGCGGCGGCCGGGTACTCGGGGGAAGCCTCAGAGACAGCCGCAGGGTGATTGCCCTCGCGCTCTGAGATCAGGTCGGCGGGATCGCAGCCGATCGCCTGAGCGAACCACCACACCGTCTCGAGTGTCACGTTCTCCTCGCCATTGATCAGTCTCGAAAGGCGCCCCTTGTCAATGCCGCGCTCCCGACAAAACGCAGAACGCTCTCCCTCGTGGATGTAGTAGGCGAGCTTACGGGGAAACACTTTCCCCGGATCGGTTGACATAGGCGTCAAGTCTAGGCGGCTTCCTGGAGGGGGGTTGACAAGTAGCACAACGCGCCCTATATTGGTTGATGTAGGAGACAACCACAATGCTGCGAGCCTTCCTCGATGAGAACGAAATCAAGCAGGCTGAGATAGTTACGGCATTGAACGCCGACAAGGCCCAGGTTAGCCGGTGGGTCAATCAGCCCGACGCGAACCTCACCCGGGAGAAGATCGACGCCCTGCTCGCCTTCCTGTCGCATCGTCTGAACCGCCCCGTGACCTACGAAGAGGCGTTCGACGGGCGCCCCGCCCTCCCCGCCGCCGTAAACGAGAGCTGACCCATGCCCCCCCTGCTCGCATTCGGCATCCTGGCCGCGCTCCTCATCGCGTGGCTCCTCCACAAAGCCGGCAGTCCGCCCTCGCAAAGGTGGTCCGGATGACAGCATGCCGTCTCCCGCGTCTCAAGGTCGCACCCCCGCCCCGCGAGGAGCAAGTGCCGCTTGATGAGCTAGCGGCGCCGGTTCGTGATCGCCTCGCGTTCAAGCGCCAGCGCCTCGACCTCGTGAATCCGCAGGCGCTCGACGCGGCCGCTGACGCACTGGCGCTGCTGCACGAGGAGTTGCGCGGCGAGCTCGCCTCGCTGGCACCGTCTGTCGGTCGCACGGCGCGCTACCTGCGTGACGAGCTGCTCGGCGAGCACGGGATGCCGATCGAGGATCTGTTCGCGATCGCGGGCCTGCGCCCGGATGCGGTAGAGGCCGCGTTATACCGATTGCTCCCGGACAAGCAGGTCAAAGCAACGCAGAGCCTCGGTGAGGTGGGGGCCGAGATGGCAGCCGACGGCGCCGCCTTCACCGGCGATCTCATGCGCGACCTAGAGGCAGGCCGACTGACGCTCGCAGAGGTTTCGCAGCTCGAGCGCGACCTCACCACACTCGAGGGACACGCGCGCGAGGCGCGCGCTGCCCTGGTCCGGAGACGGTGATGAGCACCGAGTCCGCGATCCTCATCGAGCTCCGGGACATGCACGCGGAGCTGCGCCAGCTCTCGGCGCGCCTGGATGCGACGGCACCAACGCCCTGGCCGGACCGCCTCCGAACGGTTGAGGCGGTGCTCTACATCAAGGCTGCGTACCACGTGCCGAAGTTCTCGGCAAGGACGCTGTATCGCTGGTGCCAGCTCGGCCGCCTCACAAGACTGACCCAACCACGCCGCTGGTTGCGCGCGGAACTCGACGCGTGCATGAGCGGAAACGAAGAGGGCCGGCTAGCACCGGCCCGAAAGGAGATGCTGTGACTTTCAAGGAAATGATCGGCTCCCTGGTCCGCGCTGTCAAGGCGGCGCGCCCCGAAGTGGTGGAGATCGGCGCCTGCGCGGTGTGCGGGATCGGTCGGCACCCGACGCTCGGCGTGCCGATCAAGTGCGCGGACGGCTGGCGCCATCTGTTGTGCAACGCGGCCGAGCGCTGGCACGCGGCAAACGTCGCGGCGCTCCAGAACTGAGGCAGGCCATGAGGTCCGCAGGCTCGACAAACCTCCGCAAGCACCTGGAAGGGAAGCGCCTCACCCAGAGACAAGCCATCCATGCCAAGTGTGCGGACTGCTCCGGCGACTACGCGGACGGCAGGCTGGATTGCCTCATACCGGAGTGCCCGCTCTACCCCTGGATGCCCTATGCCACGCAGGCAGCGGTTTCCCGACTTCGACGCGGCCGCCATACGGGTGACGGGGCAGAAGTCCCAGAAACGCCAGCAGCCCCCCATTCGGCGAGCAAGACACCCCCACCAGAGGGCCAGTCCTCGCCCGCAAATGCACCTGACGACGTGGCACCAAGTAACTGAGGAGGATCCCATGAGCACAGCTACCCCCAAGAGTGTGGCAATCACGCGCCCCGGCGCTGGCAGTGCCCTTGCCGTTCCGGCCGCCCACGACCCGCTCGCCGCAGCCCTCACCGGCTACGATCGAGCCAAGTACAACTTCGCGACGCCGATCACGGTGCTCGACCGAGTACCCGCCATGCACCGCGTCTCGGTCCGCGTGGTGACGATCAATCCCGCCACCGAGACCTACCCGATCCCCGGCGGCGACAAGGTTGGGCTCGGCAAGACCGCGCTCGACAAGATCGCGGCCGCGGCCGGAATCTCCTGGATCCCCGAACGGTCGGGCCAGGTCGACGCCTGGAACGAACCTCACCGAGCGAAGTATCGCGCCACCTGCACGATCAAGGACTTCGACGGACGCCAGCACACGGTCTACGCGGAGAAGGAAGTCGATCTCCGCGGCGAGCCCGGCTGGCCTGAGTCGAATCTCGGCAGTGACGCGCGCGAGTTCGTGCGCATCGCGGCGAAGAAGCAGCGCGACCCGTGGCCGCAGATTTACCAGCAGCGCCAGCACATCCACTCGATGGCCGAGAGTAAGGCGAAACTGCGCTGCATCCGCGCGGCGATCGGGCTGCCGGTGTCGATGCTTCCAGCCGACGCGGCCAAGCCCTTCGTGGTGCTGGCCCTAGTGCCGGACCTTGACACCTCGGACCCCGAGATCAAGCGGATGGTGGCCGCCTCGCTCCTCGGAAGCCAGGAAGCACTCTACGGGCCGCAGCGGCTATCCGCTGGACTCCAGACACCGCTGCAAGACGAGCCGGAAGCGATCGACGTGTCGGACATGGAAGAGGAGCCGGTCGATCCGGCGATCGCCGGGCAGCAGGAGTTGCCGATCGAACCCGAGCCCGAACTCCCGCCCGAGGAGCCGGCTGCGCCTCCGTGCGGACTGCCGGTCACGGAGCAGATCCTCTCGCGGGTCCCCAGCAACGACGAGCCCCGCTACAAGCATCTCGTCGCCGTGATGGCCTGGTGTGAGCACGCGCAGAAGCGCCTTGGCACCGACCGCGCTGGCGCCATCTTCCAGAAGCTTGGTGCCGGCTTCGATCCGATCGCCGCGCCGATCCCAGAACTCATCGGCCTGGTGGTGGCGATGAAGGCGGAGATCGGAGGCGGGCGATGAAGAAGCTGCTCATTACAGCCAAAATGGTGTCGAAGGACGGCTTATACATCGGTGCCGAAGCCGTTGACGACTTCGACGGCCGCATCGAGATCGCTGCTGGCCTCGGGTGCGTGAGGTTTAGCGCCTCGCTGCGCGCTAGCGGGTCAATCATGGCCCTAGCCGGCTCGGGCATCGAAGCCGGCCGGGGCATCAAAGCCGGCTGGGGCATCAAAGCCGGCTGGGGCATCAAAGCCGGCCGGGGCATCAAAGCCGGCTGGGGCATCAAAGCCGGCTGGGGCATCAAAGCCGGCGAGGGCATCAAAGCCGGCGAGGGCATCGAAGCCGGCTGGGGCATCAAAGCCGGCTGGGGCATCAAAGCCGGCGAGGGCATCAAAGCCGGCTGGGGCATCAAAGCCGGCGAGGGCATCGAAGCCGGCGAGGGCATCGAAGCCGGCTGGGGCATCAAAGCCGGCGAGGGCATCAAAGCCGGCGAGGGCATCGAAGCCGGCGAGGGCATCGAAGCCGGCTGGGGCATCAAAGCCGGCTGGGGCATCAAAGCCGGCGAGGGCATCAAAGCCGGCTGGGGCATCAAAGCCGGCGAGGGCATCGAAGCCGGCTCGGGCATCGAAGCCGGCCTCTCGATCACTTGCTGCGCTGCGCTGCGCGTCGGTCTGAGGATCTTCGCCGGACTTTGCTCCTGGCGATTGCCGAAGGATCACGAGCGGCGCGTCACGTGCGGCGAGCTCGCCGGCGGGATTGTGGCTTTCGGTGAGCTCGTCGAGACCAAGAGGCAGGCAGGCGAGAGTGGAGTGGCGCCATGACCACCCGCTTCCTCCTCATCGGTGACTGCCATCTCCGCGACGGCGAGCACTTCGACGATATCGTCAACTGCCTCGGATTCGCTTGCCAACTCGCCGACCATCGCGAGGTCGACGCGGTGCTGATCGCGGGCGACGCCTTCGAGGGCAAGAGCAACCCCACCGAGCGCGCGGAACTTGGGGCGGTCCTCGACAACCTGTCGATCACGCCACATGGTGACGATCGTCCGGTCCTCATAATCAAGGGCAACCACGACCAACCGCGGGAGCTCTCGGTGTTTTGCGGTTACGCCCTCGTGGATGCGTTTGAGATCCCGTGTCTCGAAACGGTTCACGCGATCGGCCAGGTTGAACGTGGTCCCGCCGCCGGTGTCGACGTGCTGTGCGTCCCTTGGCCCGATCGCGCCTACCTCGCTGCGAACGGATACACGGGCGAGGCAGGTGACCAGGCTGGCAGCGCAGCGCTCGCCGCGATGCTACGCGGCATGGTCGCGGCGCGCTTGTTCCCGAAGCGGCCGCTCGTGATCCTCGGTCATCTCCAGGTGCTTGGTGCGCAGTCTTCGAGCGCGCAGCCTCTGATCGGCAAGGCCATTGAGGCTGTCCTGGGTGATCTTCAGGACCTTGGCGCCGCGGCTGTGGTGTTGGGTCACGTTCACAAGCCGCAGCAGCTCGCGCCGGGCGTGGAGTACATCGGCTCGCTCACCTGCTGCAACTTCGGCGAGGAGGACGAGCAGAAACGCATCGGGATTCTGACGGTGGAGGACGACGGCACGGCGAGCTGGGAGTGGCTTGAGACGCCGTGCCGTCGATGGGTAACGATCGAAACCGTGGCCGATCATCACGGGGCCATCGAGGAGACCTGCAGCGATGGCACATTCTCGACGGATTCCTTCGCCGACGCAAACGTCCGCTACCGCTACACCTGCTCCGAGGAGCAACAGCACCTCTTCGATCACGCTGACATTGAGCGCCGCTTCGCCGCGGCGCACACGCTCAAGATCGTCCCCGTTGTGACGAGTGCCGAGCGCGTGCGCGCGCCAGAAGTGGCGGCGGCGCACTCCGTCGAGGACAAACTCCGGGCCTGGGGCAACGCGACCGGCACGGAGATCACGCAGTCCCACATCGAAAAGCTGTCAACCCTTGAAAGTGAGGTGGCGAAATGACGAGCAACTACGTCCGGAAGGAGAGCCGGTCGCTCCGTTGCGACCTAACCATGATCGAGCGCCAGGAAAAGGCGCAGTCCGTCGCACGCGCTGTCGCGGATCTCGAGCAGCTCGAGGGCGAGAAGAGCCGCTGCGCGCAGCAGTACAGCAACCGGATCAAGACCCTCACGGCCGAACTCCGCGGCGACGCCATGACGCTGCGACAGGGGTACGAGTTCCGCGCCGTCGAGTGCCGCGTCGAGCACGTGTTCGTCGAGAGCCGGGTGTTGGTGGTCCGTGAGGACACCGGCGAAGTCGTCGAGCAGCGCGAGATGAACCGCGAGGAGAAGGCGGAAGCTGCGCGCCGGGCGCAGGGGAATCTCTTCGAGGAGCCCAAGCCGACGGCCGCTCCTGAGACGACACCTGCGAGCGCGGAGCCTGAGAAACCACGCCGCAGGCGCAAGCCGAACATCACGCTGGCAGAGGACGAGGACGCCCAGGGCGCGGAGACGGGCAGCGACGCCACCGAGGAGCCGCCACTAGCGCCAGTAGGAACATCCGAAGACCCGGCGCCCGCGGTGGAGGGCGCCGGAGAGGATGAGGACGTCGCCTGCCTGACGTGCGAGCACTACGAGTCGCTGCATGACCTCGGACCCGAGGGCCACTGCGGCGTCAGCGCGTGTCGCTGCGAGCGTTTCGTGCATCCCGATCCCCTGGGGATCGCGGAAGCAGGCGGCGAGGCGGCCGATGCGACTCCGTAGGCTCGCGCTCAAAGGGATCACCCGCTTCGACCAGACCGAGGTGGACTTCGCCGCTCTCGGCGAGGGCTTGGTCGCGATCGCCGGCGCGAACGGCGCCGGCAAGACAACCATCCTCGAGGCGCCCTTCGCCGCGCTCTACGGTGAGTTCCCGACGCGCCAAGGTTCGCTGTACGGCGTCACTCACGGCAAGGACGCGCAGCTCGAGCTCGAGTTCGACAACGGCCAGCCGTACCGCGCCCTGGTCGCGGTGGACGCCGACCACCAGCGCACGGAGGCGTACCTCTACAACGGCTCCGGCGAGCCGATCACGAACGGCAAGGTGCGCGAGTTCTACGCTGAGATCGAGCGCCGCTTCGGCAGCGCTCGCCTCATGCTGTCAGCGGCGCTCTCTTGCCAGACGAAGCGCGGCTCGTTTCTGGACCTCTCCAAGGCCGAGCGCAAGGACCTCCTCAGCGAGATCCTCGACACTGGCGGCCTGCAACGGCTTGCCGAGTCCGCGCGCGCGAAGGCGAAGGCCGGCGAGCTGGCGCTCGAGAGACTGCGCGGCCAACTCGCGGAAGCTGAGAGCGAGCTGCAGCGCCTCACCGGATCCGGACCAACCGAAGACCTCGCGGCCGAACAGACACGCCTCGAGGCGGCGATCGCGACCGCACAGGCTGACCTCGAATCGGCGCGGGCGCGTCACGCCGACCTGCAGACGCGCCACGCGCTGGCCATGGAAGCCGAGAAGCAGCGCACAGCGAAGCAGCAAGAGATCGCAGCGCTCGATCGTGACACCACCTCTCTGCTGGACAAGCTGAAGACGATCCCGGCCGAGCAGGAGCGCGGTCGCGAGCGAGCAGCGGCAGCGATTGCGGCGGCGCAGGAGTTGGCCGTGCGACTGCCGGAGTACCAGGCCGCGGCAGACGCGCTACCCGCGGCGCGCGTCGGGCGCGCCACCGCTCAATCATCGGTGACCAATCGCGAACACGCAGTCAGGGAGGCCCGTGAGGCGCTCTTGGAGCAGACCCGCGCCACGGGCAAGGGTGCCACCGTCCGCACGCGCATGGCGGTTGCGCAACGCCAGGCCGGTCTACTCGGTGAAGTGCCGTGTGCGGTCGCGGGAGCGTGGGTCCGGGCGGAGGCGATCGACGCCGTGATCGCCGCCGGATCGCCGGGTCCGCAGACCGGTTTCGCGCACGACCTGTCGGGCACCTGTCCTCTCCTCGCTGACGCACGCACTGCCAAGGATGCGATCACCGGGCTCGAAGCCGAGGTTGCCGACATCGAAGCGCTCGAGGCTGCCCTTCCGCAGTTCCAGCACGACGTTGACCAGGCCGAAGCGACGGTCAAGGCCGATCGGGAGCTCCTTGCTGCGGCACAGGCCGAAGTCGAACGCCTGGAGCCGCTCGCAGCACGCGTAGCGGGCGCGCAGGCGGCACAGGTACGCGCCGCCGAGATAGGCCAGCAGCTCGAGGATGCACTGCTGACGCTGGCCAAGCGCGAGCAGGACTACCGCGAGCACATGGCCGGTATCGAAGCCAAGCGCGCGGCGGTGATGGCCGGCCTCGAGGGCATGGCGCACGCCAACACGGGAGCGCTCAAGTCCGAGATGACCGCGTGCGCTGACGAGGTGTACCGGATCGACAGAGACATCGAAACGGACCGACTGCACCTTCGATCCATCGAGGCGGCGATCGCGCGCGCAGAGGTCGAGGCACAGCACCGAGCCGAGCTCGAGGAGCGAGCAGCGCAGACTGGGCAGCAGGCCGCCGCGCTGGAAGCCGACCTCGGCGACTGGGTGACGCTCGAGCGCGCACTCGGCCGCGATGGGATTCAGGCATTGATGATCGATGCGGCTGGACCTGAACTTTCCCGGTTGACCAACGACCTCCTGCACTCATCGTTCACCGACCGCTTTGAGGTCGCGTTCGTGACTCAGGCTCCGAAGGCGGACGGCAAGGGCGCCAAGGAAATCTTCGATCTCAAGGTCGTCGATCACGAGCGTGGGCGGGAGGGCTCGGTCGATTCGCTCTCCGGTGGCGAGAAGGTTGTGATCTCCGAAGCCGTCTCGCTCGCGTTGGCCATCTTCGTGGGGAAGAGCTCAGGCCGGCGCTATCAAACACTTTTTCGCGACGAAACTGCGGGCGCATTGGATCCTGAGAACGCTCACAAGTACATCGCCATGCTCAGGCGAGCCCGCGAGCTCGCGGGTGCTCATCAAATCCTGTTTATCTGCCAGCAACCTGAACTTTGGAGCCAAGCCGACTCCGTTTTGTGGCTTGAGAATGGGCGAATTGAGGTGAGGCAATGAAACTCGTTGACCTCGCCTCTCTGTCGGTCACGCATAAGGAGATCGCCCGTTTCTGGTCTCGCGTCGATCGCTCTGGCGGCCCGGAAGCGTGCTGGGAGTGGAAGGGACCGTTCTACCGGACTGGATACGGGCGGTTTTGGATCTGCCGCCCCGGGTCGGTGAGCCCCGTTCTACCTCACCGGCTGGCTTTTTTCTTGGCGAATGGCATCAACCCAGGCGTGGCGTTCGTGTGCCACGGCTGCGACAACAAGCGCTGCGCGAACCCTGCCCACCTCTCGCTCGGCTCGCGCAGTGACAACGTCCGCGACGCGATCACAAGGGGCCTGAAGCCGCCATCTTGGGGCGTTAGCCGAGGGGAATCCAACGGCTTCGCCAAGTTGACAGGCGAGACCGTGTCTGCCATTCGCCAGCGTTACGCGGCGGGAGGGACGACAGCACGGAAACTCGGCAAGGAGTACGGGATCGCGAAGTCGCACGTGCTGCGGATCATCCACCGAGAGGTGTGGGATCACCTGCACGACGGGCGCGAGCGCCGCGAGTTTCCGAACCAGGGGAAGTCCTCATGACCCCCGCGATCGCGGCCAAGGTCCGCTGCGAGCGATGTGGCGCCGACCTCCCGGTCGGCATGGCGATGCAGGTCAACGGGTCCTACCTCCTGCTGGTCAAGCCGTGTCCGCGGTGCGAGGGGGCTCCGGGGCGCCCTCCAACTGGCACTGCCGCCCCCACGGGGCGGCCCAGCTCCAAGAGTGGGGGGTGAGGCGTGCAAAGCTCCGACGACTACCGCTCCGTCTACTGCCGCCTGCTCGACGACCCCGACTTCCAGGGGCTGCCACCGGAAGCGCAGCGCCTGTGGTTTTTCCTCCGCTTGTCGCATGAATGCGGTCCCACGGGGCTCTTCCGGTGGTACCCGGCCCTGACCTACTCGCGCATGCGGACCGACGAGACGGCGATGGCCCCCCACCTCAAGGAACTCCGTCGCGCGAACTGGGTGCAGATCGAAGACGGATACATGCTCATCCGGAACGCGATGAGGTACGAGCCGACCTTCCGGCCTGGTAAGAACGCGAAGCAGCTCATCTCCGTCCACCGACACCTGGCAGCACTTGGACACCTGCGGATCGCCCACGAACTCGTGGATAGCCTTGGCATACCCTCTCCCCAGGAATGGGCATCGAGAGGGTATCGAAAGGGTATCGAAGGGCCATCTTCGACTTCAGGATCTCCCTATACCGTACCTAGTACCGTACCTGAACCTGAAACCGTACCAGAACCAGAGACCGTAGCCGTAGGTACTACGGCGGCGGCGACAAGTTCAGAACCCGAGTTCCCTCCCGAAGAGCCAGAGCTCACGACAAGTGCCAAAACGGCACAACCGACTGGCGACGAGGACCTGCCACCCACCCCTCACCCAGAGGCCGTCTCGAATCCAGACGCGAACGCCTGCCCATGGGATCCGGAAGACGAGGCACAGTTCGGCAACCACCTCAAGCCGCACCCGCGCTGGCAAGACTACGTCGAGGTTCACATGGCGCTCAAGACGCCGGCGCCCTGGCCTCGGTTCATGGCCTGGATCCACGCCGACTCGGTGCGCAGGCCGACCGTGCGTCAGGAGTTTGGAGGCGATCTTGCGAAAGCGTGACGAGTCCGACGTGGCGTGGGTTGCCGAGCTGATCCTTGGCACGCTCCGCCTCGCCGGCGACAAGCGGGTGAAGCGCGACCGGCTCGTGCAAATCGTCGCTGACGAGGCCGAAGACCGGTTCGTGATATGGAAGCCGGGCACGTCCTCGCGTCGTGTTCGGGATGCCCTGCACCTGTTGCGCCAGCAGGGCTTCGCCGTCGTGAGCAACGGCGCCGGGTTCAAGCTCGCCAGCACCGCGGGCGAGCGTCACCAGGCGGCCGAGCGGATGCGCAAGACGGCGCGCAGCATCTTCGCCGAAGCCGACCGCCTCGAGGATGCGCCGGTTCCGCGTGAGCCGGTTCAGACGGAGATGTTCGAGGCGGCGGTATGAGCGCGCTGCCGCTGTTCAAGTCGGAGGCTGATTTCCAGGCGCAGCTCATCGACGCGGCGCAGCGGCTTGGGTGGCGTTTCTACCACACCGGGGACTCGCGTCGGAGCCACCCAGGCTTCCCGGATCTCTGCCTGGTCAAGCCGCCGCGGGTGCTGTTCGCGGAGCTCAAGACCGAGAAGGGCAAGGTGACGCAGGAGCAGGCGCAGTGGATGTCGGCATTGCTGGCATGCCCAGGCGTCGAGGCGTACGTGCTGCGGCCGGCCGACTGGCCGGCGATTCTGCTCACGCTCGCGAAGCGGGAAGCGCCATGACCGCCCCGGTAGCGTTCGCTCTGGTGACGATTTTCCTGACGCTGCTAAGCGAGGTGTGCGAGAGGTTGTCGGGTCGTGCGGGAGGTATGCGTGGGCTCTGACACGACTTCGCTCTGGATCTCCGGCGTGGTCCTGATCCTGCTCGCCATCTCCGGCGTCATCGCCCTACTCCCGCGCGTGTTTGCGCGACCGCACGGGCCGCAACTCCGCGAGCCCCGCCGATGGCCCGACGACGCCGACGCGGAGGGCGGCGCGTGATCTGCCCGAAGTGCAGGTACCGGACGCTTGTGACGGACGTGGCATCCGACCCTGACGGTGGCCGCACGATTCGCGTCGTGACGTGCGGCTGCAAACGTGAGGCGCTGACGCTCGAGCTCCGACTCACGAAGCCGAAGAGCCTGATCCTCGCTCGCGCGTTGCTGATCAAGTGGCGCAGGGACGGCGTTCCCGTGCGCCTGGGATAGGAGGCATCATGGAACTAGCACCACCACCACCGGGAGCAGGCATCCTGACCACCGAGACGCTGCTGCGCACGGCGCAGGCTGAGATCGACGAACTGCGCGCTGGCATCCTCGCGGCAGACCAACTCATCGAGCGACTCCGAAAGCAGATCGCGAACGCGACCCTCGGATTCGCAGCGCTCGTGTTCCAGCTCGGCGGGGAGGCGACGATCACGCAGGAGGAAATGCGCGCCGTCTTCTCGATGAAGCGCAAGGAAGACCCCGCCACGCATGCGCTCACGTACAAGGTCGAAAAGCGCGAGCCCGCAAAGCCGAACCTGGTGGTTGTGCCCTCGTGAGCGACGACGCGAAGGCCACGGCGGAACCCTTCCCAAAGTCGCGCAGGATGCGCAGGGCAGACGGATCGTTGAGAGTGCCGCCCGGGGAGCGCTGCAACGCCCGGACGCACGCCAAGGACCACCACCTCTGCCAACTCCGGGCCGGCCACGGGACCGACCACCCGGGGATCGGCCGCTGTCGGCGCCACGGCGGCTGCACGCCCTCCCGTAGCGGACGCTACAGCACGGTCAAGCATGAGAGCCTGCACCAGCTCATCGCCCAGTTCGAGGCTGACCCGGATCCGCTCAACATCCTGCCAGAGCTCGCCGCAATGCGCGCTCTCTTCCAGGATTTCGTAGACCGCTACACGACTTGGAGCACGGCGCTCCTGGCGTGGTACGAAGACTCGATCCGTGGCGGCAACTCCGATCGGCCGAGACAGATACTCGACATCAGCGACGCCGCAAAGCTCCTGGCCGAGGCCACGAAGATCGTGGAGCGGGTCGAGCGGATCCGGGCAGCGAACGCAATCAGCAGGCCGGACCTCGCGCGCGTGCTCACCGAGATGGCCCGCGTGGTCGAGCGCTACGTCATGGATCAGAGCCTGACGCCAGAGGCGAGGCTGCAGGGGATACGCGATGCCTGGCTTGCCATCCGAGTGGCCTGAGCTCGTCGGCGCCCATGACGCGGGCCCGGACGCGACACTGCGCAGCGCCATGCTCGAGGCGACGTCGGACATGGCGCCACCTGACACGCCTCCGGTCGTGCGCTGGGAGCCACTGCCGGGGCCGCAGACGGAGGCGTTCTCGTCGCCCGCGGACGTGCTGTTTTATGGTGGGAGTGCAGGGGGCGGAAAGACTGAGCTCGCACTCGGACTCGCCCTGACCGCGCACCGGAACTCGATCATCTACCGGCGCGAGTACGTGCAACACCGCCACCTCGAAGAGCGCGCCCGCGAGGTGATCGGCGTGGCCGGGACCTACAACGGGACCGAGCACCTCTGGCGACTGGCGGATGGCCGGCGCCTCGAATTCGGCGGCGTCGAGCGGGAGCACGACGTGTTCAAGTACCAGGGCCGGCCGCATGACTTCGTCGCGTTCGATGAAGCGCCGCAGTTCAGCGAGCTGCAGGTCCGCTTCCTGCTCGGCTGGCTGCGCACGGTCGTACCTGGGCAGCGTTGCCGAGTGGTGATGGCCGGCAACCCGCCGACGAATGCTGAGGGCCAGTGGGTTGTCAAGTTCTTCGCCCCATGGCTCGATCCGGAGCACCCGAATCCAGCAAAGCCCGGGGAGTTGCGGTGGTTCGTCACCGGCAAGGACGGCGACGTCGAGGTCGCGGGGCCGGGGCCAGTCGAGATCGACGGGAAGCTCTGCACGCCGATGAGCAGGTCGTTCATTCCGGCGCGCGTCGAGGACAACCCGTTCCTGATCGCCTCCGGCTATCGGCGCGTGCTCGAGGCGCTGCCGGAGCCGCTGCGATCGCAGATGCTCGAGGGCGACTTCCAGGCAGGCGGCGTCGACAACCCGTGGCAGGTGATCCCGACGGCCTGGGTGCGGCTTGCGTTTGAGCGCTGGCTGGAACGGCGAGACCGAGGCGACGATCCAGGCCCGATGACGTGTTTGGGCGTGGACGTGGCGCGCGGCGGGAAGGACAAGACCGTTCTCTCGCGACGTCACGGCACGTGGTTCTCGGGGCTGCTCAAGCACGCCGGCGAGACGACTCCGAACGGGCCGAAGGTAGCCGCTCTCGCGATCGCTGCTCTGGGTCAGGGCGCGCACGTCAACATCGACGTGATCAGCATCGGCTCATCGCCGTTCGACTACCTGGTCGACGCTCGGATCCCTGTCGTCGCCGTGAATTTCTCGCAACGGTCGCTCCGCAGCGATGGCCAGCCGCACACCGATCGCAGCCGCAAGCTGCTCATGCGCAACGTGCGGGCGTACGCCTACTGGGCGATGCGCGAAGCGCTCGATCCTGAGACGGGTATCAGCCTGGCGATTGCACCCGACCAGGAGCTCCTCTCCGACCTCACGGCGGCGCGGTGGGAAATCACGGCCACCGGCGTCGCGATCGAGGACAAGGACGAGATCCGCAAACGCATCGGCCGATCGCCCGATTGTGGCGATGCTATCGTGCTCGCGTACCTGCCGACGCTCCCGCCGACGGTCTCGATCGCGGTCTCGGGGGCGCGCTCCTGGGGTCGAGAGTCGACGGACCTCTGAGTCGCGTTTTTCTCTGAGAACCGTCGCAATTTCCCAACCGGTTGTATTTTTCACAACCGGTTGTAGCAAAACCTTGACAATCACCCCTCCGAGGACTTAGTCGCTGTCACCATGATGTTGGTGCCATTTTGGCACATTGGGTGTTCGGCGTGAGTTCGGCCAGCGACGTCCTGCTCGTCTCCCGTATTGCTGCCTGGAACAAGCTCAAAGCGTACGACATCGGCATCACGCCGGAGGTCGCGTCGGCGCGCGTCCGCGCCGCGTCGTTCTCGGCAACCGCTCAGACGCGTTTGTTCGAGACGATAATCGCGAGAGACGCCGACCTCGGCAACGCGATCGACCAACGCTGCCTCGCTCTCGCTGGGGCGCGATGGCGATTCGGACCAGCCGAGGACGTGACGGACCGCCAGGCGAAGCCGGTGCTCGATGCCCTGCCAGAGACGCTGCTTTCGCAGGAGGTGCTCGAGCACGCGGCGCTGTTCCGCCAGTTCGGGTACGCCGTCATCGAGATCGAGTGGGCGCGGGACTGGCGCGTGATCGCGTTGCACGACTGGCCGTTCGCAGCGACGGAGATCCTCAACGGCGAGGTCCGGATCTACGTCGACGGGATGCAAGTGCCGGTCGACGACCATCGATTCGCGGACAAGTTCATCATCCTGAAAGCCTCACAGCACGACCCGGCGGGAGCCGCTCACCTTCGGCGCTGCGTCGGCCCGTGGCTCACGAAGAGCTACCTTGCCCGCGACTGGCGCGCGTACCTCGAGCGCTTTGGTGATCCGCTTGTCATCGGCCACTACGACGACGCCACACCGGCGAGCGACGCCGGCGTTTCCCCGCAGCAAGCCGTCATCACCGCCCTTACGCAGCTCAAGGGCTCTGCTATCGCGGCGATCCCGAAGAGCATGGAAGTCACGCTCCTGGCCGACGCGCGAGGCGACGCCAGCAACGCATTCGACAAGCTGTGGGATCGGTGCAACCAGTCAATCTACAACTCCGTGCTCGGCCAAAGTTCCACGGTCTACCAGGCCAGGAGCGGATCGCGCTCCAGCGACGAAGTGCGCGAGCGCGTGCTCGATTCCCTGATCGAGGCTGACGCCCGCATCATCGCAGGCACCCTCAGGCGGGATCTCCTCTCGAAGGTCGAAGCGCACCGAGCCAACGGCAAGAGGCTCGTTGACCTGGAGTTCTCGTGGGAGCGCGACGACCCGCAAGCGGTCCGAGCCGAGGTCATGCTCATAGCCACGCAGGCGGGGATCCCATTCGACAAAGACGCCGCCCGCGAGGAGCTCGGCCTCACCGCACCGTCCGAGGCGCAGCTCGCAGCCGATGCCAAGAATGCCGCGGACACGCACGCGCAGCTCGCCAAGGCGCTCGCGACGCCTAAGGCTGGTGGCGTCCCTACCGTTCCTCCGGAAGAGCCCGGCGGGGTGCGACCTGCACCCGGCAAGCCGGCGCCACCCGAGAAGCAAACCCTCGCGCAGCGCCTACTCAAGGCGGTCAAGGCCGTGTTCTCAGGCGAGCCCGACGCCGAACCGTTCCGGTCCGGCGCCGGCGAGATGCACAAGGCGCTCGACGCGATCGCCCAGGCGTCCTCGAAGCCGCTCCACGCAGCGCTCGACAAGGGCCTAATCGAGTCGATCCGCGCACAACTCCGAGACGACATGACCCAGGCCGAGATCGACCAGGTGTTCCAACGTGCGCTCACCGCAGCCCACGTGAAGCCGGTTGCAGACGTCTTCCAGCAGGCGATCCTCGCGGCGCGGCTCAATGGCCGGCTGCTCGCCGCGGCTCAGCTCGCACGCCTTCGCAGGCGCAAGGAGAGCGGCGGCGGTGCCTAAGAATCCACGGACGCCGCCGTTTTCTCCGACCTTCCAGCCGGCATCGCCCGACGAAATGAAGCGGATCCTCGCCGAGAAGCTGCTCCTCCCCGCCGCGGAGATCGAGGCGATTGCCGCGGAGCTCGGCGCCGGCGTGTGGGATCTCGCGTGGTCCGTCGCCACGGTGACGGACATGACGCTGCTCGAGAGCCTGCGCGAGTCGCTGCTCGAGATCATCCAGAGCGGCGGCACGATCCGCGACTGGAAGGCCATGCTCGACGACATCGGCTGGCGCTCTCCGCTTGGCGCCTGGCACGAGGACACGATCTTCCGCACGACGCTTCACAGCGTCAGCGAGGCCGAGCGCTACGACTTGCTCACCGACTCCGAGTTCGTCGACTACCTGGTGTTCGACGCGGTCGATGACGACGTGATCTGCGAGGAGTGCCTCGCGCTCGATGGTCTGACGTGGCCCCGGGACGAGTTTCCTGGTGACCTGTGGCCCCCGCTGCATTTCAATTGCTTCCCGCCTGATACGCAGGTGCAGGGCTCGTTCGAACTTGGATATCGGGCCTCATACCAGGGCCGCATGATGCGGATCGAGACCCGGCAGGGTAATGTACTTTCCGTCACCCCGAATCACCCGATAGCCACGCCGGCTGGTCTTGTTCCCGCCTGCAAATTGAGCGAAGGCGATGATCTCCTCGCCTATCGCAGCCAGGTCGAACCAGATCCTGTGCCCCCATCGCGGCCCACAGAGGACGATCAGCACGGACCAACCGAGATCGACCAGGTCTTCAACGCGTTGGGTGAAAGCGGCATGTTGGCCCGTTGCGAGGTAGTGCCCGAGCACTTCCACCACGACGCGGCGGGATTCCAGGGCGAGATCGACGTTGCGGTGGCCGATGGCCAACTGCTGCACGACATCGAGACCGCAGGTTCGCAGGCGATCCGCGATCTCTGCTTCGAACCGGTGAGCGTGGCCGAGTGTTCGCATGAGAGTTGTGGCCCGACGGAGCTTGCGCTCGAGGGGATCCTTGGCACCCCGCCGTGCTGCCCAAGCGGCAGCGAGTTGTCGTCGCACAATGGCATCGTCGCCGCGAACAGCACTCCACTTCACTCGCTCCGCTTCGGAGCGACCCCGGATCTCGATACCGCGCTTTCGGAATTGACGCGCGATCGAGGCGCGGGAGACCCCGGTCTCTACCGAGAGCTGCTTGAGCGATACCCCGGCGTTGTAGTGCTCGATCAAGTCGTCAAGGTTTCCGAGTTCGATTGGAGCGGTCATGTCTATGACCTCCAAGCTACTTCTGGTTATATTGTAGCATCCGGCATCCTCTGTAGCAATTGCCGTTGCGATGTGATCCCGGCCGACGAGAGCGATCTCAAGGGCCTTGGCGCCACGATGCACGAAGGCCCGCCGCCGCTCGGTCACGTCGCAGAAGGCTTCGACGCACCGCCGTCCGTCAGGGGTCTCAACACGATCGTGCAGCAGTCTCTCGTGGAGCGTCTGCACGCGGCCGGGTGGGGGAGCAATCCCCCGATGGCTCCAGGGAGCAATCCATGAGCGTGAAGCTCAACACCGCTGCCGAATCGCACGCGAAGAGCCTTATCAAGGCGGGGAAGGTCGACCGCACGAGCTCCTGGTCGATGTCGGCTGAGGACGAGAACAAGCTGCTCGGCGGCTCATCCGACTGGAAGGGCTACGCGAGTTGGTTCCTGGGGACGGACGACTCGGTGGACGCCGAGACCAAGGGCCGGTACAAGTACCCGTTCGGCAAGGACGGCAAGGTCTACCGCCGGGCGGTCATCGCGATCAAGAGCCGCGCCGCGCAGCAGAGCGCGACCTCGATCGCCGACGCCGCCGGCAGTCTGCTCGACCTCATCGACGAACACACCGCCGCGTCAGCGGTCACGCCAGGACTCGCCGCACTCGCACAGTTCGAGAAGCTGTTCGCATTCCGCTCGGTGGACCTGTTGCAGTTCCCGGCGGCGGACTTCGCTCAGCCGAAGCCGGTGCAGCTTTTCAAGTGGGGCGAGAACGCGCCCGTGGACGGACGCAAGCCGGTTGTCGTCGACGATGCGTTCGCCGCTGGAATTGAGCAGGGCTACGCGAAGCGCACCACCGATCTTCCGGTGGACTACAACCACAGCTCTCTCATGGGTTTCCAAGACGCGCCGGCGGCGGGCTGGATCACCGCGGTAAAGGTGGTGCGCCCAGCCGATGCAGCCGCGTCCGGACTTGATCCCGGGGTGTGGCTCACGGTGGACTGGACCGCATCCGGGCGTAAGCGGATCGAGGATCACGAGTACCGCTACCTGTCGGCGGTCATCAAGCGCAGCAAGGACGGCGGGTACATGCCGCAGATCCTTGGCGGCGGACTGACAAACACGCCGGCAATTCACGGCCTCGCGGCCGTGGCAGCAAGCGAACAACGCCTTGCCGATGACGGTGAGGATGACGAGGGCGCCGATGACGGCGCGGAAGGGAAGGAGCACAACATGGACGTACTCAAAGAAGTCGGGTACGCCTCGGTCGATGAGCTGAAGTCAGCGCTCTCGGAGCTGCCTACGCTGCGCGAGTGCGCAGCCAAGGCGGACACGATGGCCGCACAGCTCACCGAGGCAAACAAGCGCGCCGAGACGGCTGAGGCCGCTCTCAAGACGGCGAAAGTCGACGCCGCCATGGCGCACGCGGAGGCACTCGGCCGCATCCCGGCAGAGAGCGCGACGTTCACCGACGAGCAGAAGGCCGTCCGGGCCTTCGCGCGCAAGCTCGCCGAGCGCGACGAGGAACTCTTCGGCGCATGGCTCAAGGACACCGACTCGGTGACCTTCGGCAAGCCGGCGCCGACGGGCAAGCTCAATCCGGACACCTCCGCGGAACAGGCGTCGCGGGAAGCCGCCTCCACGTTCTCGCTTGCGGGCGCGGATCCTGAGGAGACCGAGTTGGTCAACCAGGCCGTCGCGCTTTCGCGCGCCGAGAAAATCCCACTCGAGACCGCCCTCGCGCGGCTTGAGAAGGGCGGGAGGAACTGATGGCACAGATTCTACCCAACATGATCCAGATCGTCACCGAGGCGAAGACGCTCAAGGCGTCGGCAGCCGTGACCAAGTACCGCTTCGTCACGTACGCCGGCGCGCACTGCGGTGCCGCCGGGTTTGCCGCCGGTGTCTCGTACTTTGACGCCGCGATAGGCGACCCCATCACCGTCTACGGCCCCGGCAACATCGTTCCGATCGAGGCGTCCACAGCGATCACCATCGGCGCGATTGTCACGTCCGACGCCAACGGCAAGGCCGTCACGGCCACGGTGCTCGACGCCACTCACTCGGTCATGGCGATCTGTTGTCAGGCCGCAGTCGCGACAGGCGACATCGTCTCCTGTCTGCTTCTGTAACGGGAAGAGGAGACAGACATGGCAATTCTCTCAAGGCTTGGCGAACTCCGGATGTCGATGTCGCCGGTGCTCAGCGCGAAGGTGCTGGGCTACTCCCCCGGCGGCCTCATCGGCCACAAACTCCTCTCCCCGGTCCCGTGCGGTGAAGGTGGGGCGCGTCTGCCGATCTACAGCCCCAGCTCTTTGCGGGTCATGGACGATCTGCGCGCGCTGCGCGCTCAGGCAAAGCGCGTGGACTTCTCCATCACCTACACCGACGTGACGATGGACGAGCACACCGTCAACGTCCCGATCGACTGGCGCGAGGCACGCGCAGGCGACACCATGGGATGGGACGTTGCGGCTCGTGCGGCACGGACGGCAAAGCGGTTCGTCGCAACCCAGCGCGAGTACAACATCGCGCAGTACCTGATGAACACGTCCAACTACGCCTCCGGGTACTCCGAGACCGTGGGTGGCACCACGAACAAGTGGGACTCCATCACCAGCAAGGTGTCGGACCAGGACCCGATCACGCTCATCAAGATCAAGGCCGCCAAGGTCCGCGCCGCGTGCGGCCAGCGCCCGACGAAGTTCTGGTGCGGAGCGTACGTGTGGGACATGCTCCAGAACAACACGAACGTCATGGCGGCGATGAAGTTGGCGCCACCTTCGGCGATCGCTCCGGTGTGGGTGACCCCCGAAGCGTTTGCAGCGGCAATCGGCGTCGAGAAGGTCGAGATCGGTTCGGGGGTGTACAGCTCCGACGGTACGACCATCGGCGGGGACATCTGGTCCGATGCGGCCGGCCTCGTGGTCTTCAACGAGGACGTCACCAGCGTCGAGGCCCCGACGTACGGCCTGCTCGCGCAAGAGAAATTCGGCACCCTGGGAGAGACGGATCTGTTCGGCTTCGTCTCCACGGAAGTGACGGAGGGCGGGAAGCTCACGTCGACCTACTACACCGAGATGTACAAGCCCTGGGTGGCCATGAACTTCGCCGGCTACCTCTGGCTCGACACCTTGGGTGTGATCTAAGCGTGAGCCACGCGTGAACCATTGGCCGGGGGGCTTCGGCCCCCCTGGCCTGATTCGCTGGAGGAGCCATGGCAAAGGTGAAAGTCAAGGGACCGATCGGGTACGGCGTCGGCCCTGACGGGAAAACGATCGAGCCCGGAACTGTCTTCGAGGTGGAGGCCGACGAGGCCGATCACCTCATCGCAGTGCGCGGCTTCGAGCTCGTTCCCGACGATGTCGACGTGCCCAGGCCGCAGATCGATCGCCTCAAGCTCGCGGAGTTGCAGGTGCTCGCCGGCCAGTACGGCCTCGTTCCGGAAGACGGTGACACGAGGGCTGTGCTGATCGACAAGATCCACGAGGCCGAGACGAAGGCCGATACGGCCCAAGACGTCGCAGACGTCGCGCAGGGCAAGGCCGACGTGGCGCAGGGGAAGGCGGACGCAGCCCAGGTCAAGGCTGACACGGCCAAGGGGCAGTAGTGGCCTACGCAGTCACAGCGGACCTCGCGGCGTACATCGACGGCCCGACGCTGATCGCGCTCTGCGACGACGACAAGAACGGCGTCGCAGATCCGGCGATCCTCGCGTCGATCCTGGGTGACGTCACGGCGCGCATTGATTCGGCGCTCAAAGCGGCCGGCTACACCACTCCGGTCGCTGCCCCAGGCGCTGCGCTGCGGTCGCTTGCGGCGCGTCTGGCGCTCGCCACGCTCTACGGCAGGCGGCCGGCCATCGTGGCGCCGCCAACGATCACGGAAGTCTCAGCGGCTGCGGAGGCCGAGCTCAAGTTCATCGCACAGGGTACGTTTCAGCCGCCCGAAGCGTTGCGCATGAGCTCGCCCACCGGGCCGGGCGGCATCGCGATCTCATCGGATGCCGACCTCGATTGGGCCGACGCGGAGTTGTTCTGATGGCCGGCTTCACGTTCAACGCCGACGTCCGCCGCATGCTGAACCGGCTCGAGGTGATCCGACAGCGGTGGACCGCCGACTCGTTGGTGAAGATCGGCGAGTTTGGCGCCGCGCAGATCCTCGCCGACAGCTCGCAGTCCTTCCGTCGTCAGGCGGATCCTACAACCGGAGACGCGTGGAAGCCGAGCCAGCGCGCGTTGGGGGTCTACGTCGCGGCCTACCGGAAGTTCCTCGCTGGCAATAGGAAGCGGTCCCCGCAGCGCGGCACCACGCTGGTCGACACCGGAAGACTGCGCGCGAGCGTTCGCAGCGGATACGAGCTCGGCGCCCTTGGCAGACTCATTGCCTGGGGCGGTGTCACGCCGCTCGTCTACGCGGCCATCCACCAGTTCGGCGGCGACGCTGGGCGCCACCACGCCACACACCTTCCGGCGCGCCCGTACATCGGCCTCTCGCCTGAGCGGGTGGAAGCGATCCGCGCCTTCGCGCTCAAGACGATGGCAGAGGACGCCGCGTGAGTCAGATTGACACAGCTCGCACAGCGATCCTTGCCGCCCTCACGTCGGCGCTTCCGGCTGGCGTCGCGCTTGTCCCCGTCAACAGCCTCGAGGACTTCAAGGTCACGCTGCGCCAGCCGCCCACGGTGGGCGTCGCCTATGCCGGCAAGCATCACGAGCCGCGAATGAAGGCGATCGGCGCCACGCGCCAGAACGTGTCGGCGTATAGCTTCGAGGTCTACGTCTGCGCGCCCGGCCTGGCAGTGGGAGTGCCGACTGGCACGGACGCTTTCTCGCTCCTCGAGACCTGCGACACCGCACTGGAGGGGCTGATGTTCACGCTCGGATCTCAGAAAGTGCAGCTCCTGGCGGCAGACGACCTGCTGGTCGACATGCCGGTGGGAGCGCTGCTGTACGTGCAGGGCTGGACGTTCTGGCAGCAGGGATAGGGAGGGCGCAATGGCGAAGAAGTACCTGGCCAGGCTTGCGGACGATGACCCGTTCCGGGAGACGTTCCGCACGTTCGAAGGCTTCAGGACAAGGTTCACGACCACACCGACAGAGGTGGAACTGACGGACGAGGAGGTGGAGGCCCTGAAGGTGTCGGGCCTTGTCATCGAGCCGTCCAGTCAACCGACTCACGCGGACGCCTACACGGCGGCCGGGAAGGGCAGGGGATAGGCGATGGCAATCATTCGGACCAACGCACAGAACCAGATCGCGATGTGGGGCGAGGCCACCTTCAACACCCGCCCGACTCCGGTCAGCAAGGGGCAGAGGATCCCGATCATCGGGCACGACCTCGGCCGCACGCAGGCGCTCGCGACGTCGCGCGTGCTTCGAGGCGACCCGAACCTGTCGCAGCCGCCGCGCGGGCGGTACCACAACGACGGGCACAAGATGTCGATCCCGATCGAGCGCAACATGATCGGGCTCCTGCTCTACAAGATGTTCCCCTCGTACGCCGTGGCCGGCGGCGCCGACCCGTACACACACACATTCAAGCTCGTCGCCGGAGCGTGGCACGCGGCCGGCCCGTACTTCGGCTGCGAGATCTGGGACACGGAAGCCGGAAAGGGTGACGTGCTCGACGGGAACTGCATCCTCGGGCTCGACTGCGAAGTCAACACCGACGACACCGAGGCGATGCTCACCTTCACGACCGCTGGCACCGCGAAAGGCACCTGGGAGGCTGGTACACGCGAACAGGCCAGCCCGACGACCTACACCGACGTCCTCTTCAACATGGCCGACGTCATCCTCAAGGTTGACACCGTGCAGACCACGATGGTCGCGAACGCCAAGTTCTCGATCTCGCGGAAGGTGTCCGTCCGCTACGTGCCTGACGGCAACCGCTACGCCTCGGTGATCGTGATCGGAGGGATCGACAAGGCCTCGGTCTCACTCACCGGCCTCTTCGACGATGCCGCGACCATCAAGGTGCTGGCGACAGGCGAGGCGGAGCACAACATCGAGTTCATTTTCAAGCACCCGACCAATGCCAACCACAAGCTCTCGTTCCTGTTCCCCGAGGTGCAGTGCTACCTCTCGAACGTGCCCGCCGTTGGCAGCGGCAACGAGCGCGAGATCAGCATCGACGGCACCGCCTACTACCAGGACGGCGGCGACGCCTCGTGCGTCAAGGTCGTACTCAACAACCCGCTCGCAACCTACGTCGGCTTGATGCAGTAGGCCGCGCGCAAACCGGGTGACGGAAAGGAGAAACCGTGCTACCCACAACGATCGAGAGTGGCTTCGAGGACCCGGTTTGGGTCCCCATTCCAGCGCTCAACGACGGGCAGGAGCCCGTCGCTGAGCTCCTGCTCAAGCCGTATTCGCACGGCGACCTGGCGGAGGTCCAAGAGACGTTCAACATCTGCCGGCGCTGCGATGGGATCGGACAGGTGTCCGAGATTGCCGCCGCCGGCGAATCTCCGACCAAGATCACGTGCCCGCTCTGCTCCGGGAGGTCGACCGGAAAGAGCGGGCTCGACCTTGACGTGCGCCTCGCGATCGGGACCCGCATCATCAAGGGCGGACGCAGCCTGCTCGGTGTGGATCCACAAACCGGCGTGACGCGGCCGATCACGTGGAGCGACAAGGTGCGTGACGGGATCTGCCACACGCTGCCCACGTTCTACCTCGTGATCGGCGAGGCGCTCCGTCTCGGCGCGCAGCAGGACGCGGTAAAAAAAGACTCGCCGATTCAGCCGCCCGCAGATTCGCCTATGGCGAGCGAAGCGGCTGGCGCCATGGGTTAGGAGCGTGGGAGACCCGATGCTGGCGCGCCTGGGATCTGTGCCGCACGCAGGTCAACGCCAGCTTCGGCGGCATCGTCGGCCTGCGCTACGAGGGCTGTGCGGCGATCCTCGCATCGTTCCCGGAGCTCGCGACGCGGGACACCTGGACCGGCCTCGCCATCATCGAGGCGTACTTCCTGATCGAGCAGTCGCGGCGCCAAGACAAGAACAAGGCGAAGGGTAAAGATGGCAAGCGGCACCGCTGACATCCTCTTCAAGGCCGAGCTCGACGCGTCGGGCGCAGTCACGGGTTTGCAGGCCATCAAGGGCGAGACGGGAAAAGCGGGCGATGCCGCCGGCACAGCGGCCCCGAAGTTCAACGAGCTCGAGAGCGCCGCCTCGAAGGTTGCGGCTGCGTTCGCCGGCTACGTCTCGATCCAGGCGGCCGTCGGCTTTCTGAAGGACGCGACAGCCGCAGCGATCACGGCCGCGGAAGCGAACGCGCGCCTCGAAGGCGTCGTACGAGCGACGGGCTTCTCGGCCGGCCTCACGGCCGGCGCGATCACCGACTTCGCCCAAGGACTCCTGAACCTCACGGGCACCTCGATCGCGACGACGCAGTCGGCCGCGGCCATGCTCGCGACGTTCAATGTGGTCCGCGGCGAAGCGTTCGAGCGGACGTTGAAGGTAGCCAACGACCTCGCGGCCGTCTGGGGCATGGACCTGACGTCGGCAGCAGCCGCTCTCGGCCGCGCGATGACCATTCCCGAAAAGGCGGCGCTTGGTCTGCGGGCCGCTCACATCAAACTCACCGAGGCGCAGCAGGCGTACATCAACAACGCTTACGAAGCGAATGGGATCGACGCGGCGCGCGCCGCGATCCTTGATATCGTCGAAGCCAAGACCAAGGGCGTGGCCGAGCAGGTTGCTCTCGCCGGCGGCGGCATCAAGATCTACGCAGCACAGTGGGACGAAGCGAAGAAGAGCCTCGGCAACGTGGTGCTGCAAACAGGGCTGCTCCAGGGCGCGACCAAGCTCTTGGCCGATGGCCTGAAGGGCATCGCGAACAACTTCTCCGGGATCACAGCCGAAGAGCGGAACTTCGACAGCGCACTCTCGAAGCTGACAACCGGCGAGCTCACCACGCTTGTCAAGCTGATGCAGACGACGATCCAGCAGGACAAGGACAAAATGAAAGGCCTCGACGACGAGTCGTCGGCCTACCTTGCCCTGACTCAGAAGCTCGCAGAGCACGAGCGCGAGCTGGCTGCGGTCAAGGTCGCGCTCGATGGGCAGACAGCGGCACAGGAGGGCGCGACAGCGGCGACCAAAAACGAGAGCGCCGCCGGCGAGGCAGCCACGAAAGCCGCGAAAGACCACGCGGATGCCATCGCCGCCGACGCCGACTGGATCAGCAAGGCAACCTACGGCCTCGAGGACTGGATACGCCTCCAGAAGGGCGAGACGGTCGCGGTCTCCGACTCAACCTTCGTGCACGGCATGCACCAGGCGGCGATCCACGCCGACGCGCAGGCGATCAAGGACCTCGCTCACCAGACGGACGTCGCGAAGATGGCCGCGCTCTTCGCCGGCCAGGCGTACTCGAGCTGGCGCGACGTCGTGCTCGTGCCGCTGAAAGTGGACCCGCTCATCATCTCGGTCACGCTCGACCGGGCCAAGGCGCAGTACGAAGCGAAATGGCTGCAGGACTACTGGGGCGACACCGTCAAGAGCCTCGAAAAATCCCTCGCCAACGTCACGACGTCTCTGTTCGAGGGCGATGCCAACAAGGCGTGGGAGAACATGTGGAAGGACGCCTCGAAGGCTGCCGGCAAGATCATGTCGGACACGCTCGAGGAGGCGCTCTTCGGCGGGCAGGGGCCGCTCTCGGGCGACAAGAACTTCAAGGGCATTCTGCAGGGTGGCTGGGGCAGCATGACCACCACGCAGAAGTTGGAGGCTGGCGGCCAACTCTTGGGCGCCGGACTCATGTACTACGGAGCGCAGAACAACGACCGCACCGCGGCCACCGCTGGCGGCGCGGTCACAGGTTTCGTCTCAGGCTGGGAGATGAGCAGGGGGAATCCGATCGTGGCCGCCGCTGCCGCGGTCATCATGGCTGCGATCAGCTACTTCAGCTCGGGCGGCTCGAAGTCCTACGGATACAGCGTCATCGCCGGGAGTGGGCGGTCCGCCGAGGCGGCTTCCACATACTACCAATGGGGCCCTGGTGGCCTGGTCGGCGCCGGATTCAACCCCGGCGGCCCCGACGTCATGGGCACGAAGGACTTTGTTCGCCAACTGACCGACGTGATCGAGTCCACCACCATCTCGATGCGTGGCCTGTTGGTCACGATGAAGCAGCCGTTTGCCTCGCCATCGTGGTCGGCGAAGTGGAACGACCAGACCGCCGATGCCAGCCAGATCATGTCGGAGATCCTCACGTCCGCGGCGCCGCGAACGGTGTTCAAGGCCTTTACGCCCTATCTGCAGACCGGCATGACGGGCATCGGCGTCAGCGGCGGCCGCCAGGCTGAGGAGCTCGCATCCTTCGACACCGGCAAGTTCGACGCGGCGCTCGCGTCGTTCACGGCGTGGATCCAGGCGATCATGGACATGGGGACGGTCGACAAGCTCCTCGGCTCCACGACCGACGAGCTGCGCGCGAAAGTCAACGAGACGCTGCGCGGCGCCTTCCTCACCGGCTTCGACGACACGATGTCGAAGGCGAAGGAGCTCACCGCCAGTCTCGACCAGATGTTCTCGTCCGAGCAGGTGGCCAACGCGCAGAGCCTCCTCTCGCTCGCCAACAGCCAGTACGCCGCCGGCTTGCAGTATTTCGCGCAGCTCGAGTCGATCTCGAAGGGGATCTCCAGCTCGACCGCCGGCGTACTCACGGGCTTCGAGGAGCAGAAGGCCAAGGAAGCGGGTCCGCAGCAGCTCGCCGACTGGTACAAGCAGCAGTTGGCCGACCTGAACACGAGCCTGGCCGGCGCCACCAGCGCCGAGCAGGTGCAGGCCATCATGTCGGAGATCCTCAAGTACGGGCAGTCGCTCTGGAACGTCAACCTGAGCAGCGACAGCGCCTCGCCCGACTACGCCTTCCGGCAGCAGGCCGAGGCCGATATCGTTGCGGCCGAGAAGGCCGCCCAAGACATGATCGCCGCGTGGGAGAAGGAAGTCTCCGACAAGAACGCGCTGCTGAAGGATCAGATCGACCTCATGACGACGGCGCTTGAATCGGCGACAGGAGGGACGAACGCGCAGGCGACATCGGCGGGCAATGCGGCCACGTCCCTGGACGCAACCGCGGTTGCAGCAGACGCGGTGACATCAGCGTTCTACCGGCTCGCGGCGGCGGCTGCGACGGCGGCCGGCGAGCAGCCGACCTACTGGACCAGTGGACCGGGCTTCGCCGACGCCGGGTCGCTTGGGAGGCAGGCATGAGGTCGCTCCCGCTCGGCGTGCTCGCGGCCCTGCAGGCCGACGCGGTGCGCTTGTGCTGGGCGGTTGAGGTTCTGTGCGCCACGCCGATCCGCCTCACGACCGCGCGCGCTGGCGTCACCGTGGGCGGCAACGCCTTCGCATGGGGCGGCCTCACGGTCAGCTCGATCGACTTGAGCGACGACCCGACCCTGAAGGTCAACCTCGACAACGCCGACGGCAAGATCACGACCGCCGACAACGACGGCACCGCCTTCGGCGGCCTGCTCGGCAAGGCCATCAACCTCTATCGGGTCGTGTTCGATGCGTCCGGCAACCAACTCACCGCGATCACCGAGTTCCCCGGCATCGTCGTGGATCTGACCTTCGACGACGGCTCGGCCACCCTCACCGGCAGACTGCCCGCGATCGCTAACTCGTCGGGCATCGGCGTCGTCTGCACGCGGCTGTGCTCCGAGATGTTCAAGGGCGTGCGCTGCCAGTACGCGGGCGCCACGACCGTCTGCGACCACACGCGCGCGTGGTGCGTCACGCTCGCGAACACGGCGCACTACGGCGGCTTCCTCGCGATGCCGACGAAGGGTACGCGGCTGAGCTTTTTTGTGAGTCAGTTTATGCCAGGCGCGACCAGGTATGGGTCGGTGGGGGGAGACGCGACGCCGGTACCGCAAGGGAGGCCGGCACCGACAGGGACTCCACGACTAGCGCCGGGCAGTAGCAGACCGGGGCCGGTGGGAACTCCCAGACCCGCTCCGAATCAGCCACCTATACACCTAACGGAGGGGGGTTGACATGAACTCGTTCGCGTGGCTCTTACTCATCGCCAGTTTTTCGTGGGGTTCTGTCGCGTCAGTTCCGACGCCATCCCCGCGGCTGCCACGGCTTGAGATCCGACGTTCCATTGTTCAATCAAGACCGGCCCCAACCAAACCACCGAGACCTTGGCCAGGTAAGCCGTGACCGATCTCCTCAATCCGAGTGTGGCGCCTGACTACGGAGCGGCTCCCAACGAGGAGTGGGACGTCCTCACCTCTCCCACGGAGACCGGCCCTGGCCAGCGGCGCACCGTGCGCACCGCGCCGCGGTGGATGGTGTCCGAGGGCTGGCTGTGCGATCCGGTGCGCGCGGCTCTCCTGGGTGCGTTCTTCCGCGCGCAGAAAGGACCGCTCATCTCGTTCTACTTCTACACGCCCGACCCGTTCTGGTCGTGGGCAAACGTACCTGCCGGCACTGGCACCGGCTCGCAACTCATCTTCCCGATCCCCGGCTATCTCGTCAGCAAGGTGCAGTACCCGCCCGTGGTGACGGTGGCGGGCGCGGCGAAGGTGCAGGGCATCGACTTCGAGGTGGGCGTCGAGAACCGCGGCCCGTACAGCGAGGACCTGTCGCAGACGGGCACCTGGGCGGTAGTGAGCGGATCCACGGTGACGCGCACGTCCGGGCAGACGGACCCGCTCGGCGGCACAACGGCGTGGAGAATCCAGACGAGCGGTGGCGCGGTGGTGAGCAAGCTCTTGTGGACCACCGGAGGCACGCCGGCGGTCGGCCTGCTCTGCATCACCGATCTCTGGGTGAAGAACCCTGGCGCGAAGGCAGTCACGGTCAACGACGGCCTCGGAGGTTCGCAGGTCATTGCCGCCGGCGCGGGGTGGACGCACGTGACGCTTCAGACCGCGTCGCCGGGCGCGACCCTCCACCAGCCGCACTTCGA